CCACCCATAGCAGTGGCAAACTGTGCGTCAGCATCCATTCGCTCAATAAATTTAGCTGCACCCAAGGCTTGTTTTAATTTCCACTGATTAAAAGCAGTGGGTTCGCTTGGGATATCAGCCAAGTCTGCTTCTAAGCTGCCAAACTGTCGCCTAATCGGGCCGAGGTATTCGTCGGCGTGTTGCGCTCGTTCAATTGCACGAGCATCGTCTGGAGTACGGGCGTTAAGTATTGCTTCCCTTGCAGAAGCTGTTCTCTGAGCGACTATGGCAGCTTTGGCAACCCGTTGCTTATCCGCCTGCCCAGCGGCAAACTCCTGCTGGCGCATACCAAACTCTTGCTGGGCTTGCGCTGCTTTTTGCTGGGCCATCGCATTGGCCTGCATTTTTTCCCCGGCTTGCGTAAAACCTTCATAGAACCCTAAAGGGCCACCTTGGTCAAGAGCATTAAAATTAATTGCCATGGTACGTCCTTAGCCGTAGATGTTTGGGTCGGTAAAGTTAACGCCCATTCTTTGGTTGTACTGGCCGGGGCCATAGAAACTACTGACCAAACTATCAAAACCACCAGACCTAGCCTCAGCACCAATGTTGCCGTAAGCTGACCGCCTTGCGCGTTCAGCAGCAATCATGGCATTGCCTTGAACATCGCCTTGGTTCATCATCAGATTTCCAGCATTGGTTGCGTAGTTTTGACCAGCAGTGCCAATTTGAGTCCCGGCTGTTTGCCCTACACCAGCAAGTCCAGCCAAACGGTTGTAACCAGTATTTGAACGTGCTACGTCAGCGTTGTACGCATCAAGTGCGCGGCTGTAAGCATTACCAAACTCTTGCGAACCCATATCTTGGCCGTACCGAGCGGCTGCTTTCAAAGCGCCACCAGACATAAGCCCACCACGGGCTGCTGCTTGTCGGTCAAGCGCCTTCTGGCCTTCTGCAATCCGAAACGCATAGCCTGGGTCAGCTTGGTAGTCACCAGCGCCAAACTTAAACGCTGCGGGTTGTGCAAAAGCGCCACTTTGCATCTGCGCTAATGCGTTGTTGCCTGCTGCCAACATTGGTTGTTGTCTAGCAACACCTTCCTCGTACATACGCTGTTGCAACGCCAAAGCACGGTCATTAGCAGCAGCGGAAGTATTGGCAGCATCTCTTACAGCGCCTGACGTACCGCCGCCTGTAGCTTCCTCAAGACCGCCGCCAAGTGCTGCGCCCGCAGCGGCACCACTTAGCCCACCACCAAGCAAATATCCTGCCGCACCACCTAATAATTGACCCCAACCCATAATCTTTCTCCTTGTTACCCAACCACCCAGGCCGTGCCATTGTCAAACACCGGGCAAACCACCGCACCGCCACCAACAGGCGCAGCTAGAAATGTTGGCGATAGGGCATTTGTCACCCATGATCTGCGGCCTTGTGTACCGGCTGCTGGAAGGGTTGCTACTGTGTACGCCGCGCCTAATCCATTCCCCCCATTGGCTACAGGGAGGATACCAGATACGTTGGTTGTAAGATTAACAAAAGTCGTAGCCGTTGTACCCGTGCCGCCGTTAGCTATTGGCAAAGTTCCACTGACCTGAGTGGTCAGGCTTACCCCACTCAGCGTACCGCCAAGCGTCAAATTACCTGACGTAGTTACCGTGCCTGTCAGCGTAATGCCGTTGACCGTGCCAGCGCCGCCAACGCTAGTCACCGTGCCTACAAACGCATCGTTGCTGGTGATGGTGAAATTGGGATACGTCCCGGTCACTACCGTTGTGCCTGCGCCCGTCAGCACTACCGTCAAGTCGGGCAGGCTGTTTGTCACTGTGATGGTGCCTGCGCCGTTGGTCACAGTAATGCCTGTGCTGGCTGTCAAAGTGTTTAGCGAATAGCCCGTTCCATTGCCGATCAGCAGCTTGCCGTTGGTCGGAATTGTGCCAAGCCCCGTGCCGCCATTGATGACCGGCGTAATGGCAAGACCACCGCCTGTGATGGTGTAGACGTTGGTAAACCAAAGAAACCACTCCATAGACACAGCACCAGTCTGCGCGTTCAGCAAAGGAACGCGAGGTGCGGGGATTTGGGTGATGTTTGCCATGTCAAGACTTTGTTGGACTTAGCACCAACTCAGCGCCCGTGATGGCGATTTTTACCGGGTCAGTGCCGCTGACTTCATACACCCGGTCACGCAGCTTGAGCGTCATGCCCAGCCGACGCCAGAACGTTCGGTAGCCATACTCACCAATCTGCCCCATGCTGGCCCAATGCTCGTTTGACCAAGTATGGCCGCCGTCGTCGCTCCAGCGCAACATAACTTGCGGGTTAGCACCCTGAGTTGCCAGTGCTTGTTGTTCTGCAATTAGAAAATCATCGTTTTCTGTAATTAGAAAATCTTCATCTTCAGTCACAAGATATATTGTTTCTGGGTTAAGTAATCCATTTAACCCAACACCAGTCTCAGCGTTGAGTTGCAGCGTATGGTGCGCCGTGCGCTTGAAGTTGTTTTCGCCGGGTGGCAATGCCCTCCACGAACGCAACCACTTTTGAACCCCGCCGTTGTCAGCGTAAACGTCTAGGTCAAACCTGTAAAGGTTGCCGTTTTCAAAGTCGCCAACAATGATGTTGCCTTCAAAGTTGCATTGGCAGTTACTGCGGTGCCGCATAAACTGACCTGCATCAAATCCAGCACGTTCGTGCCAAACTTGGGTAGACACATCGTAGACCCAAGTGGCGTTGCCAGACGGGAATGTCAGGACGTAGAAAGCATGGCCTTCTTGCTGGTATGTGTACGCAATAGCGTCCGAGATGTTGCCGTATTGGGCAATGGCGTATTCAATGGCGTGAGTAGAAACCCGAGTGCCGGTGTAGCCGTTGGCGCGATAGACAATACCCTGCCCACGGGCGTCTGTACCCAGCCAGAACAGGCCGTTGTCTAGTTTGGCTATGGAGTATGCAGACACGCAGCCAATCTCGTTAAAAGCCCCTTGAATCGGTGCCAAAGGAAAGTCAAGATCGGCTGTAACATACCAGACTTCAACTGAATCAGTACCAAACACCCACAGTTGCCGGTGGTCAGCAATAATTCCCACCACACCGTCGGGTGAGCCTTCAGCAGACCTAAATTCAGTAGGATCAACTGACGTGCCGTCTAGCAATTGCGACACCCAAATAATCTGACTGTCAGGCTGGTTGAAGACAAAATAGCCATCAAGGTAGGCCACCGTCACAGCGCCAGGAAAGTCTGGGTCTGTGATCTGCGCGAATACGTTGGTGACTTCGTTGTAAATATAGCCGTCAGGATTGCAGGCAAAGAATATCTGAGTGCCGTTGTCCGCAATGGATACCGGGCCGGTGCCTGACACCGTGCCAAGCAAAGTAGGCGTAGCCGTCAGGCCGGTCAGTTTGTAGACTTCTTGGCCGGATACGACATAGAAGTCGCTGCCGTTGGTCTGGTGCGCCCACAGCGCCCGAATGGGGCCGGTTCCTACAGTCTGCAAAAACTCCAGCCCTGGCGCTCTGTTCAGAAACCCAGCCTCTAATCCGCCTGCGGGAATGGCCTCTGGAAACAAATTGACGCACCGGTTGGCCGCAGCGTTGATGCTACGCGCAACATAGGCCGAACCAAGAATGGGCGTGTGCATTAGAAGTTGCCAGCGTAGATGTTGTACCGTTGACGGTTGGCAACAATACCGTAGGGCATAGCCATCACATTATCTGGGTTATTGATGCGCTTGAGGTTGCGCTTGCTGGTCATGGCAATGCGCTGCACTTGCGGACTTGGCTCGACGCCAAACTCAGCGGCAATCTCGCAGGCCAAGTTGTATTTGAACGCTCTCAGGTAACCAGGCGGGAACGACAGCGTAGTTGCCAATACTGCCGGTTGGGTCAGTTCCTCAACCGAGACAAAATGCCATTCCAGCGGACGCAGCGGCACCGGGTAGACGTACATCTCAATGTCGGGGTACGTCATGTTGACCCACATAACTTGTGGGTAGGTGCTAGTCACCGTCTTGACAGCAATACCGTTGTACTGCTGCTGATTGATGATCTTGATGCCGTAGCTGACGTTGGTGGCCGCATCCCTGAAATAGGTAGCGTCATCCAGCAAGACCGGCCTGTTGCCTACAAAATTACCCGTTGGGCCTAGTGTTCGGCTTAAAGTGCTTGCAGGCCAAGTGAAGATTTGATCCTGCGTAGAGAACACTGACAAACGCTCAGTGTTCCATGAATCAATCATCTGGTTCATCGCCGACAATGCGTCTTGCGACGCTGCCGCTGAAGGTGTCTCACCCTCTGCAAGCATCCCAATCAGGCGCATGGCCCCGTTTATCTGGTCGCCAGCAGATGTGGTCATACCTATGCTCCTAGTTCAACAACTCCAACTCGCGGCCTGCCACGGGGACGCCGCATTTCGTTTACCGTGGCAGGAGGCTCAACGTCATCCAAATCATACCTTACCCAGCCATTTTGCTCGTC